CGGCACACTGGCCACGCCGGAGCGCATAGAAGAGGTGGTCGAGCTGTCTAGGCTGCGCGAAGAGTTCGGCGACTTGCTCTGACCTCTTGTCGATCCGCGTGGCCGATGCTATCTAAGTCCGGTGACGCCTGCGCGATTGATTGCGGGCGCAAGGGGACCGACATGACGGCAAAAAGCGGAAATACAAAGAGGCTCACCGGCGGGATGCCTGCGCACCAGCCGACCGAAGAGACGCGAAACCTCGTGAAGACGTGGGCTCGGGTCGGCACGACGCAGCTCGTCATCGCCCGTGAACTGGGCATCTCCGAAGACACGCTGTCCAAATATTACGCCTGCGAGTTGGCCGATGCGTCCGCACGCGGCGTCGCGACCGTGGCTTCCTCGCTGTATGCCAAGGCGATCGCGGGCGACACCACGGCCATGATCTTCTTCCTCAAGACACGCGGCCGCTGGCGCGAGAAGGACGACGTCGTCACCGACGAGCGTGCGCGCGAGATCGCCGAGCGCTTCGCCGCCCTCGACATCGTCAAGACGCTGCAGGCGCAACGACCGAGTAAAGACCAGACCTCCACGATCCAGTGAGCGCGCTCAACCTCGATACTGCGTCGCTGCACTTCAAGAGTTTCACCTTGTGGCAGACCGACTGGTTCGCCACGGCTCGCGACGACCAGATCCCGCCCGAGAGCGGGTGGAACGAGTTCGGCGCAATGGCCGGTCGCGGCTTCGGCAAGACGCGCGTCGGCGCGGAGTGGATGGGCCGCGCGGCCTACCTCGATCCCGACGCCTTCCCGCGCTGCGTCGTTGCCCCGACACAGGCCGACGTCCGGCTCGTCTGCTTCGAGGGTGAGAGCGGGCTGCTCAACGTCATCCCGCCCGAGTGCGTGCGCGACTACAACAAGACCGACATCATCCTGACGCTGGTCAACGGCGCGCAGATCCGCGGCTTCAGCGCGGAGAAGGCCGATCGCCTGCGCGGCCCACAGCATGCCGACGCTTGGTGTGATGAATTGGCGGCGTGGGGCAAGGACGCGACGTACACGCTCGACATGCTCGAGTTTGGCCTGCGCCTCGGCAAGCACCCGCGCCTGCTCTGGACGACGACGCCTCGCCCCGTCGAGATCGTGCGCCAGCTCACGATACCCAAGAAGGGGCGCATCATCGTGCGTGGCTCGACATACGACAACCGCGCCAACCTGCCCGACGTCTTCTTCGACAAGCTCGCACAATATGAGGGGACAAAAATCGGGCGGCAGGAGCTGTACGGCGAGCTGATCAATCCCGAGGAGGCGGGCATCATCCGCCGCAGTTGGATCAACCTGTGGCCCGCCGATCGCACGCTGCCCAAGTTCGACTACATCATCATGAGCCTCGACACGGCCTACACCGAGAAGAGCATCGACAAGAAGAGCCACGACCCCGACCCGACAGCCTGCGGCGTGTGGGGCGTCTTCCAGTACAAGAGCATGAGCCACATCATGCTGCTCGACTGTTGGGAGGACCACCTCGGCCTGCCCGACCTGATGAAGCGCGTGAAGCGGGAGATGAACACGCCCTACGGCGACGACGAGGACGCGGCGCTGATCAAGCCGATGTTCGGATCCGACAAGCCGCGCACGTCGGGACGCAAGCCCGACATGCTGCTGATCGAGGACAAGGGCAGCGGCATCAGCCTGCGCCAGATGCTCGAGCGCGAGGGCATCACGGCCTACGCCTACAACCCCGGCCGCGCTGACAAGCTGACGCGCCTGCACATCGCCTCGCCGATCTTCGCGCAGAAGCGCGTCTGGATGCCCGAGAGCGAGAAGAGCCCCGGCAAGCCGCGCAACTGGTGCGAGCCGGTGATCTACCAGCTCTGCACCTTCGCCGGTGGCAACTCCATCAAGCACGACGACCATGTCGACCAGACGACACAGGCCATCCGCGTGGCCATGGACAAGGGCCTGATCAAGCTGACCAAGCCCCCTGTGAGCAGGGATGGTGACAGAGCGTCGCCGAAAGAGTATAGCAACCCATATTCCGCATGAAGGACTGAGCTGTGGACGACGAGAACGAGATGCCCGAGGGCGAGTATGTGGATCTGCCAGACGTCAACGACGACGTCGAAGACACGCCCGATGGCGGCGCGATCGTCCGCCTCGACGACGAGGACGTGGGCCCGCGTCCGGCCGAGAGCGAGTTCTACGCCAACCTCGCCGAGGAGATGCCCGAGACCGAACTCGCGCACCTGTCGAGCACTTTCCTCGACCTGATCTCCCGCGACAAGGAGGCGCGCAAGAAGCGCGACGAGCAGTATGAGGAGGGCCTACGTCGCACCGGTCTGGGCGACGACGCGCCCGGCGGCGCGCAGTTCCAAGGCGCGAACAAGGTCGTCCACCCGCTCATGACCGAGGCCTGCGTCGACTTCGCGGCGCGTGCCATGAAGGAGATCTTCCCGCCGCAGGGTCCGGCCAAGGACTACATCTCCGGCGAGGCGACGCAGGAGAAGATCAACAAGGCCAAGCGCAAGAGCAGCCTGCTCAACTGGCAGATGACCGTGCAGTGCCCCGAGGTCCGCGCCGAGCTGGAGCAGCTCATGACGCAGGTGCCACTGGGCGGCGCGCAGTACCTCAAGCTGGGCTGGGACGAGCGGCGCAACCGGCCGACCTTCCTGTTCGTGCCGATCGACGACATCTACCTGCCCTACGCGGCCACCAACTTCTACACCGCGCAGCGGCGCACGCACGTCCAGTACCTGACGCAGCTCGATTATGAGGACCGCGTCGCCGAGGGCATGTACCGCGACGTCGAGCTGACGCTGTCCGGCATGGAGCCGGAGCAGTCCGTGGCCGGTGTGGCCAACGACAAGATCGAGGGCCGCGACCCGACCAGCTACAACGAGGACGGCCTGCGCATCGTCTACGAGATCTACGCCATTGCGCGGATCGGTGACGACGAGGAGGCCAGCCCCTACATCATCAGCATCGACAAGCCGAGCGGCAAGGTGCTCGCGATCTACCGCAACTGGGACGAGGAAGACGAGTACCGCGAGGAGATGCAGCACTTCGTCGAGTGGCCCTTCATCCCGTGGCGCGGCGCGTACCCCATCGGCCTGCCGCACATGATCGGCGGCCTGTCCGGCGCAGCCACCGGCGCGCTGCGCGCACTGCTCGACAGCGCGCACATCAGCAACAGCCAGACTATGCTCAAGCTCAAGGGCGGCACGGCCGGAGGGCAGAGCCTGTCGATCCAGCCGGGCCAGACCGAGGAGATCGAGGGCGGCCTCAACGTCGACGACGTGCGCAAGCTGGCCATGCCGCTGCCGTACAACCCACCGTCGCCCGTCCTGTTCCAGCTCCTCGGCTTCCTCGTCGAGGCGGGCAAGGGCGTGGTCCGCACGTCCATGGACGACATCGCCGACGGCAACCCCAACGCGCCAGTCGGCACCACGTTGGCTAAGCTCGAGCAGGGCGCGGTGGTCTACTCGGCCATCCACAGCCGCCTGCACGACGCGATGGGGCGCATGCTGCGCATCCTTGACCGCCTCAACGGCTTCAACCTCGACGACGAGCGCCTCGAGAAGGACGCGGGCGAGGAGCTGGCGACGCGCGCAGACTTCGACGGCGTGCTCGACGTCGTGCCGGTGTCCGACCCGAACATCTTCAGCGAGGCGCAGCGCTACGCTCAGGTGCAGGCCGTGGCCCAGCGCGCGGCCACGATGCCGCAGCTCTACAACCTGCGCAAGGTCGAGGAGCGTCTCCTCGAGACGCTCAAGATCCCGAACGCTAAGGAGCTGCTCAATCCGCCCATGGAGCCGAGCGAGCAGAACGCGGTCAACGAGAACGTCGCCGCGTCGCTGGGCCGACCAGTCACGGCATTCCCCGAGCAGGACCACCTCGCGCACCTGCAGACGCACCTTAGCTACCTGACCAGCCCGACGTTCGGATCGAACCCGATCTTCGCGCCGGTGTACATCCCCGCAATCCTCAACCACATCAAGGAGCACGTCGCCCTGTGGTACGCCTCGACCGTGTTCGACGTGTCGACCGAGGCGCTGGGCGGCGAGGATCTGGGCGACATGATGCGCAAGATGAGCCCGAAGGACACGCAGGGACGCAAGGCCCTCGACCGCATGCTCGCCGAGGCGTCGACCACGGCCCTGACCGAGGGCTCGCAGATCTTCCAGCAGGTGCCGCAGATCATCCAGCAGGCGCAGCAGATCATGCAGCAGTTCCAGCAGCCGCCGATGCAGGATCCGCGCCTCGCGCTCGAGGGGCAGAAGCTGCAGCTCGAAGGCCAGAAGGCACAGCAGGCAGCCCAGAAGGCGCAGATGGACATGCAGGTGGACGCACAGCGCATGCAGATGGAGGCGCAGAAGATGCAGCAGGACGCCCAGATGGACGCCGCCGAGCTGCAGACCAAGGTCGCCATCGAGCAGCAGCGCCAGCAGGCCGAGGACGCACGCACCGCCGCCGAGCTGCAGGCCCGCATGACCATGAACTCACAGGACAACCAGACGGCCATGGCGCTCGCGCAGGCCGAGATCGCGTCCGGCGAGCGTGTGGCGGTATCCACTGGCACCGGCATCAACCCCAATCCGTAGAAAGGAATGGCCATGAAGAAGAACGACGCAGTACTCAGTAAGGGCAAGGCCGCAGGCGGCATGACACCCAAGAACACCAACATGCACAAGCTGATGCAGATGGGGCAGCACCCCAAGTTCGAAGTCAGTGGAGGCAAGAAAACCCCCGCATGAAGATCGAAGTCCTACTGCAACGCCTCGAACAGGAGCAGGCTCGCCTTGCTACTGAGGCGTTGTCGCATCCAGCGGGAAGGGACGGCTTTGACTACGGTCGGGCCGTCGGGATGTATGCAGGGCTCGAGCATGCGAAGCGCACGCTGATCGACATGATCGCCGAGAAGGAGCGGCGCGACTTCGCATTGTGAGTTAAGAATGGAGCGCAAATGATTGAATTAGCTAACAAAGTTGAGTTTGGCTACGACAGTGAGGACGAGGCGTTTCCGCCTTGCGATCCGGGCGTACAGCCGTTTGGCAGCCGCGTACTGGTACAGATACGCACGCCAAAGCAGAAGACCAAGGGCGGGATCATCCTGACCACGGAGACGCGTGAAACGGACGCGTGGAACACGCAGATCGCCAAGGTGGTCCGCGTGGGAGAACTGGCATTCAAGAACCGTACTACCATGGAGCATTGGCCCGAAGGGAGCTGGTGCGAGCCGGGCGACTTCGTCCGCGTGCCCAAGTATGGCGGCGATCGCTGGACCGTCAAAACCGCCGACGGCGCTGGTGA